GCCAGGCAGCTTACCGAGCCAGGAGAGCAGCAGCGAACTTGACGGAGGTTCGCGGCATCTTCGCCCTGCGCCAAATCCACCCAGCCATTAAGGCGGCTGCAAAAAAGACAATTAATCTTGAAGGCAAACCATGAAAACACTCATCATCATTGCGGCAATTTTTACCGCACAAATTGTTCAGGCTCAAACGACGACTCATTGCGTAAAAAACCTGGACGGCAGCTTCACTTGTACAACTCGCACATCTTCGGGGTTTTGAATTATGGCTAAAACCAAACAGGAGCCCGCATGAAAAAACAGCCCACTGAATTGCATCAAGAAATCACCGCAGAAACATTAACCGTAAACCCTTCCGACAAAGTTGAGCAATTGCCCATCGAAAATCTTATCCCCTACGCGCGAAACAGCAGAACGCACAGCGATGAGCAAGTGGCCCAGATTGCAGCGAGCATTCGGGAGTTTGGTTTTACGAACCCGATTTTGGTTGACAAAGAAAACAGCATCATTGCTGGCCACGGCCGCGTTCAAGCAGCGCGAAAGTTGGGGATGACTGAGGTTCCCTGCATCAGGCTCGGCCACCTCACAAAAACGCAAGTAAGGGCGCTGGTCATCGCCGACAACCGCCTCGCCCTAAACGCCGGCTGGGACAACGACATGCTGGCTACCGAGTTCCAAGACCTACTGGACCTCGGTTTCGATGTTGGCCTCACCGGCTTCTCGCCCGACGAGATTGATGCCCTGATGCCACTGGAGCTCGAAGCGGGCCTTACGGACCCGGACGACGCGCCAGAGGCCCCAATAAACCCCATTACCGTTCCCGGCGACGTTTGGGTGATGGGAAAACACCGGCTTTTGTGCGGAGACAGCACCAGCATGGACGATCTGGCCAAGCTCTGCGAAGACCAGGCCGTGGACATGTGGCTGACCGACCCGCCCTACAATGTGGCCTATGAGGGCGGAACCAAAGAGAAGCTGACCATCAAAAACGACGAGATGGGCAACGAGGAGTTTCGGCAGTTCTTGCGCGACTCTTACACCGCCGCCGACGCGGTGATGAAACCCGGAGCGGTTTTTTACATCTGGCACGCCGACTCCGAGGGCTACAATTTCCGTGGCGCCGCTCAAGACGCTGGCTGGAAGGTCCGCCAGTGCTTGATTTGGAAAAAATCCAGTTTGGTGATGGGCCGGCAGGACTACCACTGGAAGCACGAGCCCTGCCTGTACGGATGGAAAGAGGGCGCCGGACACCTTTGGGCGACGGATCGCAAGCAGACCACCATTCTTGAGTTCGACAAGCCCACGCGCAACGGTGAGCACCCGACCATGAAGCCAGTGGCGTTGTTTGAGTACCTGATGCTCAACAACACAAAGGGCGGCGACCAAGTCCTCGACAGCTTTGGCGGCTCGGGCACGACGCTGATTGCTGCCGAGAAAAACGGCAGAATCGCTAGGGTCATGGAGTTAGATCCAAAATACTGCGACGTCATCGTGACGCGCTGGGAGCAGTTCACCGGAAAACAAGCCATTTTGGCAGCAACCGGACAAACTTTTGCTGAGGTGAAAAATGGCAACCAAGAAGCCAAAACCGCTTGAAAAACCCACTAACCCCCCCGGGGTCGCCAAAAACAAGGGCGGAGCGCGGCCTGGAGCTGGTCGGCCAGCCTTTGTGCCGACCGAGCAGGAGCGCAAACAGGTGGAGGCTCTTTCAGGTTACGGATTGTCGCATGAGCACATTTCAGCCCTGATCCGGAACGGCATCAGCCTGGACACCCTGCGCGCGCACTTCAAAGACGAGCTGGTCAAAGGCAAGGCCAAGGCAAATGCACAGGCGGCCAAAAGCATTTTTCAGAAGGTCCTCTCCGGCGACTCCGGGATGATGCGGTACTGGGGTGCGACCCAGCTGGGCTGGCGCGAAACGCAGCACCTAGAGCACACCGGTAAAAACGGCTCACCAATTTTAATAGCGAACGTTGATTTTAAAAACCTCAGCGACTCCGAGCTTGAACAAATGCAATCGTTAATGTCGAAAGCAAACGGTAAAGACGAATGACCACGCAAAAACCAACCCTGCCCGATTCCCCTTTGCCTGCGCTGCTTGACCACGAGGGCCGGTTCCAGGCGCTGTACCCAGAAGACTTGGTTGCCGCCCACGGCGAGACCATGGTTGCTTACGAGCGCGCCCGCATCCTGGAGCTGCTGGACTCCTTTGCCCGGCAGTGCCAGGCCCAGGCCGAGGCGCTGGGCGAGACGGGCCACGCTGATCAGCGGCTGGTCAACGCCCAGCACGACGCCGTGCGCTTGCTGCACGAGGCGATCAACAAGGGATGAGCTCCGGCGCTTCTCCGGCAGTGATGCTGGACTTGATTGCCAAGGAGCAGGCCCGGCGAAGGGCCGGAGCGAGCCTGTACGAGTTTGTCAAACAGGCTTGGCACGTCATGGAGCCCGGCGTGCCGTTCGTGCCAAGCTGGCACATTGAGACCATCTGCGAGCACCTGGAGGCTGTCAGCTGTGGGGACATTCACCGTCTGCTTATCAACATCCCGCCCCGGCACTCGAAGTCGACCATCGTGTCCGTGGCTTGGTGCGCTTGGGAGTGGATCGCCCAGCCTGAGCAAAAGTTCTTGGCCGCCTCGTACTCGGGCACGCTGTCCATCCGCGACAATTTGAAAGCCCGTCGCCTGATCCAGTCGCCTTGGTACCAGTCTCGCTGGGGGCACATGTTCAGCATGGCCGGCGACCAAAACGCCAAGCAGCGCTTCGAAAACGGCAAGACCGGGTACCGCCTTGCCACCTCCGTCGGCGGCACAGCCACCGGCGAGGGCGGCTCGCGCCTTATCCTGGACGATCCCCACGGTGCGCAAGACGCGCAGTCCGAGGCGATGCGCGAAACGGCCCTTGAGTGGTTCGATCAGGTCTGGTCCACGCGGCTGAACAACCCGAAGACCGACGCAATGGTGACGGTCATGCAGCGGCTGCATGAGAAGGACATCAGCGGCCACATCATCAACGACATCGGCGGCTGGGAGCACGTCTGCATTCCGGCCGAGTGGGACGGCAAGAAGCGCCGCACCATGCTTGGGCACTACGACCCGCGCACCGAAAAAGGTGAGCTGATATGCCCCGAGCGCTTTGGCCCTGAAGAGGTGACCAAGCTCAAGCAGCTGCTGGGCACTTACGGCGCGTCCGGACAGCTGCAGCAAGACCCGTCGCCGGTTGGCGGGGGCATTCTGAAGACCGACAACTTTGGGTTCTGGCCGGCCGCTACGCGCCTGCCGCAGTTCGAGTACATCTTGCAGTCCTATGACTGCGCGTTCACAGAGCGCACGACCGGCGACCCGACCGCGTGCAGCGTCTGGGGGATGTTCACGCACAGGGGATTGCGCAACGCGATGCTGCTTGACGCTTGGGACGAGCACCTCGGGTACCCGGACTTGCGCGCAAAGGTGATCAAGGACTGGTCCAGCGAGTACGGGGCCGACAACAGCCCCAAAGCAGGCATGCCAACAAAGGGCCGGCGCCCCGACCGCATTTTGGTCGAGGCAAAAGCCAGCGGGCAGTCCTTGCTGCAGGACTTGCGCCTTGCCAAGGTTCCAGCCATTGGCTACAATCCCGGTCAAGCGGACAAGGTGTCAAGGGCACACCAGGCCGCGCCAACGTTGGAGCTTGGACTTCTGTGGATTCCGGAGTCGTCAAAAAACCCCGGTCAGCCCGTAGGCTGGGCACAGTCGTTCATCAAGCAGCTGGCAAAGTTCCCCGTTTCAGAGCATGACGACTACGTGGACACTTTCACTCAGACGATCATCTATCTCAAGAATGACCGTTGGTTCGACTTGCCTGTGGCAAAGGATCCCGACCATGAGCCTATCAAGCAGCGTGAAAAGATCAACCCTTATGGAGCGTGAGCATGCTAGTTAAAGGTCTCATGGCTAAAACTTACGCCAAAGGCGGCCTCGTTAGCCTGGCACAGAAATACGCCAACGGCGGCGAAGTCGATCTCAGCAAGCCATTCATTGGTTATCCTAACCTGCCACAGCCTCGTCAGCCTCGTCAGCCTCGTGCTTCAATTGATACCATCAAGGCCTCCCCACAGAGCCCTTTGTTTGGTTCTGTTGCAAGAGGGCTCAGGTCTTTGCAAGAGATGGCGAGCAAGTATGAGGTTAATCCCCGCATTCCTTTGCTCGGCGGCACCGGTGTAGATGAACTACTAGCTCTGCCTGGTGCAGCGTCGC